ACCCGCGAACCAAAAATTTTCAATCGAACTTGTGCGCAGTATGCTGCATACAAAATCTTAACACGCATCGATTGGTAGAGGAAAAACCCCTTAACCATCGCCGGTATAGTGACAATGTAGCAAGCAACACAAATCACACAGTAAATAATTGAATGAATGCTGTACATGCTATGCAAATATGCCCAACACATTCGCAGACACCTCATGATAGATTGAAATGCTGCACGTATGTGAAAAGAACATCGCCGAACATGGCGTGACGCACTTTGTGATTCAACCACCATAGTTGAACACCTGCATCGCGACTGGCGCGTTAAACACGCATCGCACCATGGTTCAGTTGCTCTCTCTTTCATAGCATTGAGAACACGCTCTTGACTTCCGGTAAAATCATCAACAGTATGGTGTAACCACACATAAAAATCATCAATGCTTGAAGTAACAAGAACTTCCTGCTCAGTAACTCTTTGCTCAGCAATGCTCACTCTCGTAACCACTATATGCCAAACATCCTCATAGTTACCATGCTCAGCAACCAGTCTAGAATTCAACATACCATCGGCGTTCAGATATCTATCTTGAGGGCGCAAATGAACTGTATGAGTAAATCTGCGACGCGCTGCAGTCGGGCACGAAAAATAAGCCCCCACATTAAGATGAGAGACATTTGTAGTGGCCAACACCAAATGCGGTATGCAAGCAACTCGCCCTTTATCTTCAAGTGTAGCCTGATTCGTCAAAAATGGAGTGTTATTGATACACATAATGATCTCAGACATACCAGGTTCCATCTCACCAGATCGAGGGTGTTTCCAGGCTAAATCATCAAAAAGAATGCACCATTGGGACGGTTTGTAGCCCGACCAAAAGACATCCATGGGTCCACGAGTATACTTGCTTCCCTCAATGGGCAACTTACGGATATGAGCAAATTTGTCACGCACAAGATCCACGAAAGTAGATTTACCAACTCCAGAAGTGCCATGAATAAGAAGTGTAAAGGG